TGCCAGCACCAAGACCAAGACAAATATCGGATATATTGCCAAAGATACAGAATGTTGCTCAAACATCACAATATTTTGTTAAGTTTGCTTTGCCTGTTAGTAGTTTAAGATCATACCTCAGAAGAAAGGGTGTAAATGACCGTTTCATTGCTGATGATGTAGGTTTACTTTGTAGTGATGCTGTCTTACCAGGTAGTGCTCTAGCATCAGTAGATGCTCGTGGTGATTATCAAGGTGTGATTGAGAAGTTTGCACATACCCGTAATTTCACGCAAATAAATTTAGAATTTTATGTAGACAATCAATATAAATCAATGAAATTTCTTGAGCATTGGATTGAGTATATAACAGGTAGCTCAAATGCAGACCCTTCTGCTGATACTTATCATTTTAAGTTAAATTATCCATCTGCATACAAATCAAATGAAACAAGAATAGTGAAATTTGAGAGAGATCATAAAAGATTTTTAGAATATAGATTTATTGGACTATTCCCATTATCATTGAACTCTACGAGAGTATCTTATCAAGGTTCTCAAGTATTAAAAGCTTCAGCAGCGTTTAGTTTTGACAGATATATTTGTGGTGAGACAAATTCACTTGCTAGAAGTTTAGGTAAAGCATTTAATAATGTATTTGGTAGAGGTGGAACTCCTAGTGATTTAAGTGTTCCCCAAAATGAATTGAATAATAATGTTTATGGACAACCAACATATAGATCAGATTAGAATACACTAGAATTAACTTTCCGAAACCCCTATAAATAATTTTACTGAAGTGTTAAGCATATTATGCCTTTACCAAAAATTGCAACGCCAACTTATGAGTTGGTTCTTCCTTCGTCAGGTAGAAAAATTAAATATAGACCATTCCTTGTTAAAGAAGAAAAAATCCTTATCATTGCATTAGAATCTCAAGATCAAAAACAAATAGCAAATGCTGTAAAAGACATTCTAGCATCTTGTATTTTGACACGAGGAACTAAAGTTGAAAAACTATCAACTTTTGATATTGAATACTTATTCTTAAATGTTCGTGGAAAGTCTGTAGGTGAGCAAATTGAAGTGATGGTGACTTGTCCAGACGATGGAAAGACGCAAGTTCCAACTTCTATCAACATAGACTCTATAAAAGTTGTTAAATCAAAGGAACATAATACTGATATTAAATTAGATGACCAATACTCATTAAAGATGAGGTATCCTTCCTTAACAGAATTTATTAAGAGTAACTTTAATGTTGAAGACTTGAAGGTAGATGATACGTTTGATTTAATTGCATCTTGTATTGATCAAATTTATTCTGAGGAGGAATCTTGGACAAGTGCTGATTGTTCTAGGAAAGAAATGGTTGATTTTCTTGAACAATTAAATTCATCACAATTCAAGGAAATTGAAAAGTTCTTTGAGACAATGCCTAAATTATCGCATAAGGTGAAAGTTAAAAATCCGAATACAAAGGTTGAAAGTGAAATAGTATTAGAGGGGTTGCAGAATTTTTTCGGATAAGTATGGCACATGAAGACCTAGTGTCATACTATAAGCTAAACTTTGCTTTGATGCAACACCATAAATATAGCTTGACAGAGCTAGAAAATATGATTCCGTGGGAGAGAGAAATCTATATCTCACTCTTACAACAATACATTGAAGAGGAAAATCTAAAAGCACAACAAGAACGTAATGGATGAGTTTGGTTCACCAATAGCAGGAGGAATAAGGGCAGTTAGAAGAAACATTTCTTCTAGTTTTCTTGGTGCATCACAACGTCAACAACAACCACAACCAGATACTGTTACAACAAATTTATTACAACAACAATCTCTACAAATAACAACAGTATCAAGACAGTTAGAATCGATAACAAGTCAAATAACATCTCTTAATACTGCATTATCAGGTGTAAAAGATAATTTAGCGATTAGTGATCAGATAGAAAGACAGAGAGAGATAGCAAAACAAAAGAGAGAAGCAATATTAGCAGAGCAGGGATTGAGGGAAGGAAAGGAAAGTGCATTAGAAGCAAAAATACAAAATGCATTATTTACTCCTGTACAGAAAATAGGACAAAAAACTCAAGGGGTTTTATCTCGTTTATTTGAGAGTTTTTTATTTTTAGCGGGTGGTTGGTTAACAGTTACAAGTATAGATTTTATACAAGCATTAGTTGAAAAGAATGGTGAGAAGATAAGAAGAGTAGGCACAGTATTAGCAGGTGGTTTAGTTTTAATTGGTGGTACTATTACTGCTGTAACCATTGGATTAAAAAGTACTCTTGCAAATCTAGGTAGATTTGTAACATCAGTTGGTAGAGTTGCTTTTGGTGGTCTAATAAAAGGAGCGTTAGGTGGTGTAAGAAGATTATTATCAGCAATTAGTAAAGCAAGTATTGCAAAAGATATTCTTAATTTAATACCTGGTGGTGGAGGTAAAAGAGGACCACTTAGAACTGTTCGTAATGTCTTAAAGACTGGAGTGACAAGTATTGCTTCTACTTTGGGATTGGATTCAGTATTTAGAAGAAGTAAATCATTATTGGGTCGAGGTCTTAAATTTTTTACTGACTCAAGTAAAGGGACAGCTATACCAATTGCAGAGGGTGCAAATAAAAATTTAACTAGATTAAAACCACAAACTAAATTCCAAAACTTATTATCAAGATTTAATCCATTTAAGGGTGTTGGGAAAGAAGTTGTAGAAGAGGGTAGTAAAAAAGCCTTAAAAGAAGCAAGCAAAAAAGTTGTTAAAAAGGGTATATTTGGTGGATTAATTAAAAAGGTACTAGGACCATTAAGAGGAAAGGGTGGATTCTTGGGTGCATTACTCATAGATGTACTAGTATTTGGCGAATCAATTGATAATGCTTTAGCGGGTGCTGCTGGATTTGTTGCTGGTGCTAAAGTGGGTGCTGCTGCTGGTGCAGCGATTGGAGCATTTTTTGGAGGAATAGGTGCAGGTCCTGGTGCATTGATTGGAGGTTTTATCGGTGGTATGGTTGGTGAGACTGCGATGAAGTCTTTATACAAAGGCATCAAAAATATGATAGGACTTGGTGGTAAAGAAGAAACTGTTGAAGTAAGTAAGACCTTAAATGATAATGATTTTGAGGCAATCAATGATAATGTGTCTCCTTTATTAAAAAATAACGATGAAATAGCATTAAATATTTCAGACACTGAAAACTTAGAGGGTACACCAACTGTTATTAATATTCCATTAGAAGGTGGTAGTTCACAAACATCTGGAGGGACATCTCCAGTATCGAATTCGGGAGTAAGTGAAACCTTACCAAATATAAGTTTTGATAATGATAATCCACATACATTATTTACTACTGTAACAACTGGAGTTAGTGCGTAATGTCTATTGAAAGTCGCAGAAATTTTTTATCAAAAACCTCAAGCAGTATTGATAACATTCGTAAATCAGTAACAAGTTTAGGCACTGGTTTAGTTGCTGCGGGAACAGCAGCCTCATCTTTACTACAGGTAACAACTGAGTCAAACAAATTTAAGAGAACTTTAGAGAAAAATGATAATCAATATTTTTCTAGGAGAAGGGAGTCTGTACTAAGGAGACAAAGGGAAGATGAACTTGAAGCATCATCTATAACTGGAGTTACAAAGAGGCAAGGTAGTATAGTTCAGAAAAGTACAAAGGGATTTTTAGGTAGAGCACTAGATTTTGTTGGTGTGGTAATTTTAGGATGGGCAATAACTAATTTACCCACTATAATTAAGAAGTTTGAGGGATTATTTAAGTTAATAAAACGAATAGTAGGCATACTTGGTGGATTTATGAGTACAATCGGTGATTTTTTGACAGGTATTGACACTGCAGTTACAAATTTCTTAAATCTCTTTAAAAAATTTGACTTTGGTGAAAACCAAACGAAAATCAAAGAAAAACTTGAAGAAGGAAATTCTGCAATAACTAAGTTAAATACTGATTTTGATGAAGGTGTACAAGCATTTATAAGAGATGAAAATATAGCAGCTGCAGGTGCGGAAGCAGAAAGAATAGAAAAAGGATTAGAAGAACAGAATAATGATGATAGTGGTAATGTTGAACCTCAAACCTCAGTTTTAGATGATGAAGATTTTGAGGCAATACCTGAATCTACAG